TACATGGTCTAAATTACCTGTTACAGATTGAAAAAGCAAAACATCATCTTTTTGTATATCATCTAAATTTTTTTGTTTTTTAAAATTTAATTTTGGTAAAGCATATTCAAATTGTGGATTTTCTATAAATTCTTTAATTTTTTTTGGTCTTTTCCAATAAGGTATTTCAATATTTTTATTTTCTTTAAAATAATCTGTAATAATTGACCAGCAATCATGAACAGCCCATACAAAACTTCGTCCAATTAATGAAGGTGGTTTCCAACCAGTTGGCTTGAAAGAATACCAACTTTTTAATAAAGGACTAAAAATAAACCATTCAAGATCTAAAAATTCA